TCAAAATTAGGCTCACGAACTCCCTGTTCATACATTCCGATCGTGGATGCACTGACACCAATAGCTTTTGCCAGCTCTGCCTGGGTAACATTTCTTGATGTCCTGAGTTCTTTTAATACTTCATTAAATTTAGCCATTGTTCTAATACCTCTCTTCAAAACAATTATATACACGCTTTGTGAAATTGCCAACAACAAACTTCACAAAACGTGTTGACATAACTCCACGTTATGTGTAGACTTTGAATATCACGAAACGTGAAATTCACAAAAGGAGGTTCCCATGAACGAGAAGTTGATCGCATTGAGAGGCGAGCGCAGCCAGGAAGAAGTCGCAAAGGCTTTAGGCATAAGCGTTTCGGCACTTTCCATGTATGAACAGGGCAACAGGATCCCACGAGATGAAGTAAAAATCAGGATGGCTGAATACTATGGCATCTCTATTGAGTCTCTTTTTTTGATTTTGTTCCCCACGAAACGTGAAGAAGAGGTGAAGACATGACTGCTTCCGGAGGTCTCTATCCGTCACTTGGTCGACATTTTAAGTCAATGACCGAACTTGCTCACGCAGCGAACAGATCCAGAGATTATGTATTTCGCTGCTTAAACGGACAGAGAGATTTCACCAGAGCAGACAAGAAAGCGATCTCGGCAAACATAGCCATGAAAATCATGAGCAACAAGAGCTTCGACTATCAGGAATTGGAAGATGCACACAGAGCCTGGAAAGGTGAGTTCGATGAAGTCTATCGGAGGAAGGATGCAGTATGAAGGCAAAGTATCTCAATCTAATTTTCGTTTCCACCATAGCTTTTGCTATCGCTTTCACTTTGCACTTCATGACTCTTAACTCCATCGAGAAGAACAGCCAGAAGACAGTCGAAGAGGTGTCACTCATCGTAAAGCCTTACGAGATGCTCCTGACACCTACACCATCTGCAACACCGACTCCCACAGTGACACCAACACCACTTCCGACACTCTCACCAACACCGACACCGATCTGTCTCATGTCTAATCAGGAATACTACAACGAGTGCGTGGCGCGTGGCCTTATCACTCCGGCTAATGACTACGATGACAGGATCACGAAGGAGAGAGGCGGATATATGGGACCGTCAGGCCGTGAGACTTACTACAACCTCAATATGTCTCTGTGTGTCGCTTACATGAGAGACCTCGGCTATGACGAAATTGAATATCCGTACTGGATCAGAGATGACGGTGCCAAGATGCTCGGTAATTACGTCATGTGTGCAGCTAACTGGAGCATCAGACCGAAGGGAACAATTCTTGAGACTTCATTAGGAGATGCAATCGTAGTGGACACAGGTGAATTTGTTCTCGATTACCCATACGGAGTTGACCTTGCAGTCGACTGGTAACAAAGAAAGGAAGGAAATCAATGAACGGTTTTGAAGTAATTTACATGATTTTAGTCGGTGTCATAGGAGCTCTGATCGGAATGATCGTGGAACTCATTGTCGACAACCACACCATCGAAGATCTCAGAGAACGTAATTACAAGCTCAAGCTTGAGAATGAGCAGCTCAGAAGAGAAAACAAGACAGAGGTTATCGAGATTGTTGATAACACAGTCGCTAAAGACGTTAAGTTCGGAGGTTTTTGATATGGCAGATTATGAGATTTTCGAGAGCTTAGAAGGAAAACGAAAGAAGAAATTTTTGGTAAGACCTTTATTTCATTCAACAAAAGACAGAAAAGACTTTCTTCATTTTGCAAAAAGGTTTTTCAAATGTAGAGAAGATCAAATAGATGGGGTTGTTGCTTATTTGTATAAAGGTGAGCTTTATTGGAGCGAACCTAACGAAGAAGCAGAGTATGTTCAAGCTCTTACTTATGACAAAGATGGTCTTTATTGGAGGTAATGAACAATGGCAAACATTTACGAAATCAAGAACGAATTTAATACACTCTGGTCCATCCTGGAAGACGAGCTTGTCGACGATGAGGCTCTCGTGGGTGCTTGGGAGACTGCAACAGAGGATCTCGCAGACAAGCTGGAGAACTGCTGCAAGTACATCAAGAACGAGGAAGCAGTTATTGCAGGCCTCAAGGAAGAGGAAGAGCGACTCAATGCCAGAAGAAAGGCTAAAGAGAACGCGATCAAGAGACTCAAGCAGCTCATGCAGGATGCCATGACAGCAGCAGGAGAGAAGAAACTCCCTTGCGGTACCTTTACTGTCTCCATCCAGAACAATGCTCCGTCAGTGGTTATGGATGAGCAGTATGTCGAGAACGTGCCTGCAGAGTATCTCAGATTGAGAGAGCCGGAGGTCGACAGAAAGAAGATCCTCGAAGCGTTGAAGGATGGAAAGAACCTCGACGGCCTTGCTCATCTCCAGCAGACTGCATCGATAAGGATCAGGTGATTCCTATGAAGCATTACAGAAACTTAAACGGATGTGTCTCAAGGATGCACCGTGTGATTTACGAGGCCTATGACAAGGGCTATGCACAGGGCCGTAAGGACTTTGAAAGAACGAAAGGCTCCTGGCTGGAAGTACCACAGAAGAAGTATACGAGCTTCAAGTGTTCTAACTGTAAGAGCATGGTTATAGCAAAGTATCTCTTCTGTCCTCACTGCGGTTCACCTATGTCGGAGGAAGCTTATGACAAAAGGGATGAATAAATATCACGTTTATAGGTTCGGAGTAGGAAGCGGCTGCTATGCCAGAGACTACAAAAGAGACTTTGTTGGATCCACATGGGCCGTATCAGATAAGCAGGCCATCAATCAGGTTAAGTGGAGAGAGCAGAAAAAGTATAACTTCAATCTTCTCGAACCTATCCACGATTCGCTCGGCATGGGATATGTGACTTTCTATCTGAAAGCCTTTAAGGCTTCGGAGGATCCCTATGTCGAAGCAGGATGACATCAAACAGTATCTCAAATTATTAGAGACGATAAAAAACTCAAGAAAGGAAGGATCAATGAAAATGGGTATTCCATTAACCAAAGGTAAGGTCGAGACTGCCAAGAAGGTCGTATGCTACGGTCCGGAAGGAATCGGAAAGTCCACTCTGGCTTCACAGTTCCCCGGTGCAGTATTCATCGACACGGAAGGCTCGACAAAGGAACTCAATGTAGTACGTTATCCGTCACCTGATGCCTTCAACGACATCATGACATACGTCAATGACTTCATCGAATGTATGCCCGGAAAGACTCTCGTTATTGATACGGCTGACTGGGCCGAGATGCTCGCTATCGCTGCCGTATGTGCGGATCAGGGAGTAAAGGGCATTGAGAGCATCGGATATGGAAAGGGATATGTCTATCTCGCAGAGAAGGTCGGAGAGCTTTTGAAGAGATGTGATGTCCTGATCGAGCAGGGTGTCAACGTAGTCTTCACGGCTCACGCACAGATGAGGAAGTTCGAACAGCCTGACGAGATGGGTGCTTACGATCGCTGGGAGATGAAGCTTTCTAAGAAGGTCGCTCCACTCTTGAAGGAATGGGCCGACATTGTCCTCTTCTGCAACTACAAGACGGACATCATCACGGACAGTAAGACTAACTCCAAGAAGGCAACAGGCGGAAAGCGTGTTATGTACGCTTCTCACCATCCGTGCTGGGATGCCAAGAACAGATACGGTCTCCCGGATGTAATGCCAATGGAGTTTAGCCAGATTAAACATCTGTTTGAGGGCATCGAGCAGAAACCGAAGGAGCCTGACTATCGTGCAAAGCTCCGTGACTTCATGAAGGACATGAAGCCTGATCAGAAGCAGGAAATAGTCAACAAGTATGGCATCAATGCCAACACCACCAATGAACAGTACAAGGCCATTTTTGAAGAATTAACAGGAGGAAACTAATTATGGCAGACGAGATCAAGAAGACAGAGAACGCAGCAGAGATGGACTGGGATAGCGGTATCTCAGCAGACGTAGGTGAGAGCAACCTTCCGCCTGTGGGAGAGTATGGCTTCACAGTAACCGAGTTTGAGAAGACGATTTCAAAGTCAGGCAAGAAGATGGCTAAGATCACTCTTGAACTCGACAAGAGCGGTCAGTTCTGGAAGATCAATGACTATCTCGTTCTCCAGGATAGCATGGCATGGAAGCTCGCACAGTTCTTTGAGTGCCTCGGCCTCAAGA